TTATCAACATCTTCGGTCACAATCTTCTTACCATCTTCAATAAGAACATTATAAAGAGGTGAGATATAGAACTCATTCTTAGTTCTAAGATTCCTACTAATCATCTCTTTAGCATACTTACAGAAATCAGACCCTTTCTTAAATCCATAGATTCCTACACATGCATTAGGACTTATTGCTTTCTTCTCTGCAGTCTTAGTTACAAAACCTTCACTATCAAGTTGAGCATAACTGTAATTGATAGAATTAGATTTAAATGTAAGAATCAATCCATCAGCATCTAGTGTCTCCATTACATGAGGATTAAATACTGGACGGAATTCTATATCTAATGTATGAATTACTAATGGAGCATCATTATCAATATACTCTTCAGCAAATAAGCAACTACATACAGATCCATCTGTTAGTTGATCAAGAACTACTATTGTAATATCATCCCCAAACTTCTTCTTGAGAAGTTCATCCATATGGTGGTTATATACATGCTCATCCCTGAGTACAAAGATCAAATTACAATCTTTATAGTCAAGGCAATCTAAAGATATATCAATTAGATGCTTATCTTTTATATTGATTATCTGCTTCGGAACTTTAAATCCTTCCTTGATAAAGCGGCTTCCCAATCCCGCCATAGGAATAAGAATATTGGGTTTCATGTTGAGTAATACCTAAGAATTTCAGTAGTCTTTCGATGAGCAAATTCAATCCAATTGTGAATATCATTATCCTCCTCTAATAATTTATACAAGCAGCAAGCAGCGAATATATCACCAGCACCTAATACATTTACATTCTTTAGTATATCATCTTCATGGAGTTTCCAGAAGAATTCGTCTTTACCATTAGAACAAATACTACCAGTAGCACTATGAAGTATGACCCACCCCTTTGTTGCTTCCACTAGACCAGCAAAGTCATCACAGTCCTCATCAGATATAAAAAGATAATCTACATTCTGAAGGAGTTCTTTTCTTACAGATTTACCAGGACATATATCTGCTGTAATTATACCATCAAGAGCAGGTATAAAAGCAGTGTCAGATATTTCATTTAAGTATAGTATATGATGTACCTTCGATTCAATAATCTTTGGTGCAAACTTCCTAAGATTTAAACTTGCTTTACCTACTCTAGTTGCTGCTTTTCTATCAATGTAAATAAGTGCCTGTCCAATGTCAATAGGAGAGAGTCCTATATTAAGGCTACAATCCAAACCAACAAGTGCTTTCCATACATTTGCTATTGACCCAAGAGTCTTCTTCTCTGTCTCTCCATCAAGAAGAGTATCAACAGTCAAGTGTCCATATAACGAAATGTCTTTCATTAAAATTTTTCCTTTAAATCAAGTTCATAGATCTTACTCATCACCACATCAGAAGGAATTACAGGAATCAATTCTTTATCCTCTAACTCCTCAAAGAAATACATGACAGCATTCTCACCACCACTACAAGAAAGTGGATAAGAAATCTGCTGTAAAGATCTAGGAGAATCATCTACACAATATGGATGTCCCACCTCCTGCATAATTCTATAATCAAACAAGTCATCACCAAGATACGCAACTTCATCTGCGGATACATTATATTCTTTAAGTACATCAGGAAGGAAGTTTACCTTATCTCTATGAAACCCTTCTCCACGATTAACTACAGTAGGAAGATTCCTATTACTCAAGATCATTTCATTATAAGGATCTCCTGTAATAAAGAGTACAGGTATTCCTAAAGCACGAAACCTCTTAATAGCAGTCCAGTCTTTATCACAGAAATTCTTTAAAACAACTTTCCCGTCTCTGTCATAATACTTCTTGCCATCGGTCATTACACCATCAACGTCAAGAATTATAAGTTTAATCATGTTTGGTAAGAGGAATTGTCCTTTGCTAAGTGTACTATCTTTGGTGAGAATTGGCAATAGTTTTTAAAAACTTCAGGAAATGCGTACTCAGGACCATAAGTATGAACCATGTCTAAACGTTCTAAGAAATACTTATTGATCTGACTTTCATCATGCCATAATGCTACAACATTTTTCTCCAAGTCACGATTCACTCGTGCTTCTAACTCATCTATCATAGCACATACATTAGGAACTTTGCCACCCCAAAAACATCCTTGGTAATATACTTCAGGCAATCCTTTAGAAGTATCTACATATGCTTCAGAATCTGGATTCTGATCATAAGCACCAGGTGCTTGAGTATGTGGTTCCATACCAAGGAAATGGCAAGGATGATGCACACCGAATAAAGGTTTGTTAGTAAAAAATTCTTCCTCAGTTACCTCTACAACAGGAAGAGCATCTGCATCTATAAAGACAAGCCAATCATGTTTATCAATTTCCTCTCTTGCTTTATTAATAATCTCAAATCTTTTAAGAGTAATGTAAGGCCATTCTAAATGCTCTTGATGATATACCTTAAGATTATCTGGGGTATTATTTAACTCACCATCAGTAAATGCAAAGATAGTTTTCTCACTATTAGGTAAGAAATACTTTTGAATATTCTCATAGTACTTTGGTAAAAAATCAAGGTACTTGTTAGTACCGATAAATGTAATTGCTACCTTCATATC